AGTTTTGACGGAATCACAGGTCTACCAGTACAAGTGATTTTGAAAGATACCGTGTCCGGAGCAGCAGCATCACAAGAGTTCATGAACAATATGTATGAATCCGGATTGACAGCAAAAGCAACACTTTAGTACACGGTAGAACTGAATGAACAGGCGAAAGAGGCACTCCGAAAATCATTCGAGGAATTTGGAAGTGGAGCGAAAAATGTAGGAAAAATTTTACCCGTACCATTAGGAATGAAATTGACACCACTTGATGTCAAATTAACTGATTCACAGTTCTTTGAACTAAAGAAATACAATGCCTTGCAGATTGCAGCAGCGTTCGGGGTGAAACCCAATCAAATCAACGACTATTCAAAATCATCATACGCAAACAGCGAATTGCAACAGTTGTCATTTTATGTGGACACAGAGTTGTTCATCATAAAGCAGTATGAGGAGGAAATCAATTACAAGGGATTGACAGAGGAACAGCAGGAGGCGGGCGACTATTACAAGTTTAACGAAAAAGTGCTTTTCCGAACAGATTCAAAGACACAAATGGAATATCTCAAGAACGCAGTCGGAGGGTCAATCATGATGGCAAATGAGGCAAGGAGAAAAATTGACTTGCCGGATGCAGAGGGTGGCGACATCCTGCTTGCAAATGGAAATGTCATCCCGCTAACACAAGCGGGTGCAGCATACATCAAGGGTCAAACAGAGACCGAGGAAACAGAGAATCCGGAGCAGTCGGAGGAACTGGAAACACCGGAGGAGACAAGCGTTGAGGAATCCGAGGAAATAGAGGAGGGAGGTGAGGAATAATGCCAAAGCGTTTCATTTTTACAAAACAAAATAAACAGACTGGGAAAGTCACAAATGTCGGCTACATTGACTTTGAGGAATCAGCGGAACAGAGCAGATGTTCATTGTATTTCTACGGAGATATTGTTTCAGCAACATGGGAATCCATGTGGTATGAGGAGGATAAGTGTCCACAGGATATTGCAGATTTTCTCAATCAGTTAGACGGATATGAGGACATTGACATCTATTTCAATTCCGGAGGTGGTGATGTATTTGCAGGACTGGCAATCTATAACCAGTTAAAGAGATACAACGGACACAAGGTCGGATATGTAGATGGAATGGCAGCATCAATCGCATCCGTCATCATGTTTGCATGTGACGAATTACATTTTGCGACAGGAGCACAAGCGATGATTCACAAACCTCTTTGCATGGCATGGGGGAACGCAAATGATTTCAAGGAAGTCATCAAACAACTGGATTTGTGCGAGGAATCTATTCTTGATGTTTACATGGAACATGTGCAGGAGGGTGTCACACGAGACAAAATCAAATCGCTCATGGACAAAGAAACATGGTTTGACAGTAAGAAGATGCAACAGTATTTCAATGTCGAGATTGAAGAAAAGGCAGCAGTTGCAGCGTGTGCGTCCGGATATTTTGAAAAATACAATAATATTCCGGAACAGTTAAAGGAGACAAGCACAAAGGACATTGTTGACGCAGTTCTCGCAGAACTGGAACAGAGACAAAATCAGAGGATAGAGGCAGAAAAAGCGGAAATCCTTGCAGATTTAGACATGTATGGAATTTAAGGAAAAGGAGAAAAAACATGAACAAAGAAATGCAGAAATTGCTCAAGGCAATCAATGACAAGAAAAACGAGGTCAAGAGCCTCGTGAACGACGGAAAGTTAGACAAGGCGAAAGCAGCAAAAGAGGAACTCAAGGAATTGCAGCAGAAATTTGACCTCCTCTTTGATTTAGATGACGAGGAACACGATGAAATCACCGACAAGGTGGCAGCAGGAAAGGCAAAGAAAATCGGTGGAGAAGTAGCAGATAAAAAGAACATCGTGAAAGCGTTTGTCAACATCATCAAAGCGGGATTTTTGCATCGTGAAGTTAGCGAGGAGGATATGACAGTCTATAAAAACGCATTAACCTCCGACGCAACAGCAGGAGACGATGGTGAAACAGGAATCGGTGTTACAATTCCGGAGGACATCAGAACGGAAATCATCGAACTCCGTCGCTCCGATGACAACCTTGAACAGTATGTCAATGTTGAGGGTGTAACAACAAAGAGCGGTTCGAGAAATATTGAAGTTGATGCAGAATCAACTCCATTTGACAATGTTGACGAGGCAGCAGATTTTCCGGACATGGACGAACCGGAGTTCAAACAGGTCAACTATAAGGTGAAGAAAAAAGGTGGCATCCTTAAAATCACCGCAGAACTTTTCGAGGACACAGCAGCAAATATCATGGCATACATCAACAAGTGGATTGCAAAGAAAACAAAGGCAACCCGTAACGCTATGATTTTGAAAGTTCTCAACGAAATCACAGCAGGTGCAGAGGTAGTCGTTTCCAATATCGACAGCCTCAAAGACATTTTCAATGAGGATTTAGACCCTGCGATTGCAGCAACATCAATCGTCATCACAAACCAGTCCGGTTTCAATTACCTCGATAAGTTAAAGGACGAGGATGGAAACTATATCTTGCAGAAAGACCCGACACAGAAAACAAAGGGAAAATTGCTTTTCGGTGAATATCCGATTGTGAAACTCTCCAAGAAAACACTGAAATCCATCGCAATCACAGCAGCGGACGGAGAAACCATCACAGGCTACAAACACCCAATTTTCTGCGGTGACTTGAAAGAGGCAATCACACTCTTTGACAGAAATGTCATCACAATCGACATGAATGACAAAGGTGCAGGTTTATGGGAAAAAGACTTGACCGGAATCAAAGTCCGTGACCGTTTCGATGTGCAGGCGGTTGATAAGGCAGCAGTTGTCAAGGGCGAAATCACAGAAGTGGTGCAGGGATAATATAAGCGGGGCGGGATGACCGCCCTGCAAAAATGAAAGCAGGTGAGAACGATGACGGATGAAGAAAAAAAGGAATATCGTGCGAAATTGATTGAAGATTGCAAAACATACAATCACATTGATTATGACGACGATGCAAATATCCTTGAAATCATGCTCGATGCCACATTCGAGGAATTGTCTGATTTGATTTTGAATTTCAACCCGTACAACATGACATCCCGTCAAAGGTTGTTGACCCTGTGTTTCGTCAAAGAATTGTATGACAATCGTGAAAAATACGAAAAGGACAGCAAAAAAGTGACAAATGCAGTCGGTTCAATGCTATTGAAAGAAATATATGGAGGTAGCAGGGCATGACAGGGCGAATCAAAATAATCAGAAAGAACAGCGATGTTGTGAATGGCAGGAGGAACGACAAGGCAAGTGTTTTCTATGAGTGTTGGTGTGATGTTCAAAATTTGGGAACAAATGAGAAATACACCGCTTTGCAGACGGGTCTTGAGAATACAATCGTTTTCAAGGTCAGAAATTGCAAGAAAATGAAAGAAATCAGACTGAATTTGAAAGAGTTCTTTGCGGTTTATGAGGAAACAGAGTTCAAGATTTATGATGCATCGCCACTTGTCACCGACAACACACATGTCCTGTTGAAATGCAGGGCGGGAGCATAGTGTCACAATCTGACACACGGAGGTGATGACATGAAAATCGAGATGGAGTTCAAAGGTTTGCAGGAACTTGTGAAAGCGTTTGAGGCGGTAGCGAGCGACGAGGAAATTCAAAAAACAAACAAGGTTATTGTTGAAAAGAGCGAACCAGTGGTCAAAGAAATCATGTCAAGAAAAATTCCGAAATCAGCAGATACATCAAAAAGTGGGCGAGGATTCGGTTCAAAGTCAAATGTTTCAGCACATGCAGCGGATAGCGTTCCGGTCGGAAAAGTTCAAGTGAAAGAAACGAGTGCATCCGCAGAGGTAGGATGGGATAAATCGGACAAGAGCGAACATTTCTATGTGAAATTTATCAACTGGGGAACGATTTATCAACCACCGAGAGAGTTTATATATGCGACAGGCAGAGAGGCAGACGGAGAATTGCAAAAAATCGCAGAGGAAGAATATCAAGCGTTTTTAGACAGAACAGTGGGGTGATGAAATGAACAGCAATCCGGACATCATATCAGACACAGCCGAGACACTGAAAACAATCAGCGACAAGGGAATCACGGTGATGCAAGGATGGTACAACAAAGACATCAAGGAGTGTCATGTGACCTTGTGGGATTTGGGTGAATCAGAGGAAAACTTTTCGGATGATGATGCGGAGGGTGTGAGACTGTCAATTCAAATCACCATATTTTCACAGAGAGACGAGATTGAACTGGCAAGGGAAATCAAGAAACTCATGAAAGAAAAAGGTTTCGACTACGAGGGAAGAAACGGAGACGATTCAGAACCGGAAAACGGAATCTATATGAAAGCACAAAGATTCTCAAAATTATATGAAACGGAGGACGCAGAGAATGAGTGAAACAGCAAAACAGGTAGTGAGAAGTAGAACATGCGGTCTCAAAGACATCTACATCGCACTTGTGCAGAAAAATGAAACAACGGAGTATATTGCATCAACTCCGGTTAAATTAGCAAGAGCAATCAAAGCAAAGATTGATGAAAAGTGGTCGTCAGAAAAAATTTATTCCGACGACGGAACAGAGGAGGTCATCACATCATACGAGGGAACAGATGTGGAACTCGAAATCAACGCTCTTGCACCGCAGGACAGAGTGATTTTATTCGGTCAGTTATACAAACATGGTTTTCTTGTAAAAACATCCGATGACAGAGCACCGGAGGTTGCAATCGGTTGGAGAGAAAGAAAACTGAACGGAAAATATGAGTTCAAATGGCTTTATGTTGGAAAGTTTGCAGAGGGAATCAGCGAGGAGGCAGCAACCAAAGAGGGAAAACTGTCACCATCAACAAAAAGCATCAAAGGCTCGTTCTATGAAAGAAGTATCGACAACAGATATGAGGTATCTGTTGATGAATCAAACCTTGTTACAGAGGACACAGACGCAGCAGAGGCAATCAAAAACTGGTTCTCCGAGGTGCAGGAATATCCGGATGCTGCTGACAATGAAAATGTTGCAGGTGAGCAGGAAGAACAGACGGGCGAATAATTAAGAGGATATAACAGGAGGGAATTTCAATGAAAAGAAAAATCATAGTAAACAACAAAGAGTATGAAATGCAAAAGATGTCAGTTGACACATACATGGAATATCTCGAATTGACAGAACAGATTGATACTCATTCAAGATACACAAAGCAGGACATCGAGGCGATGATGTTGTTTATTTGCAAAGCATACGGAAATCAATTCACGGTGGATGAATTAAAGGATATAGAAACAGGTCTCGACGCAGCAGGAATCATTTTAGAGTTCCAGTTTATTGATATGAGCGTCGGTGAAGAACTGACAAAGAGACTGGAGAAGATTCAAAAAAATTTTCAGAGTGGCAAGTGATTCCGGAAATAGTAATCACTTGCAAAGGTGAAAAGATTTTCGTTAATTCAATCACGGTCGAGCAATACAAAAAGTATGCATCACTCATGGAAAAGAATGGGTCTCAAAAAATAGAAAATGCAATGTTTTTCAATAAGAAAATTATTCAAGAGATATTCGGAAATAGAATGTCTCTTGATGAAATAGGTGAAATGGATGCGGTGGAATTTGTGATTGCTGCAAAAAAGATACATTTCATCATGCAAGATGTTATTTCAGAAAAATTACTGTCCTTAGTAGAGACGGAGCAGGTGGAGAAAGAAAAATCCGCATTTGATGAATATGACATCGAAAACGGATATGAGGAAGAACAGACAGAGGAGAACCCGTGGAAGATATGCGGTGAGATAATCGACAGAGTTGTAAAAATTGCAATCAGAATGTTGCAAAATTCATATAGTCAATGCATGAAAGAGGACATCATGCAGTTGCTAGAGTATTTGAAATTTGAACTTGAAACAATCAACGAAAATCAAACATAAAGCAGGAGAGGAGGTGCGAAAGTGGCATATACAAGCGTGAAAGTGTCTGCGAACACGAACGACTATCAAACACAAATGAAATCGGCAGCGATGCAAATGAAAGAATTGTCGAGCGAGTTTAAGTTGGCACAAACACAGGCGAAAGCATTTGGAACAGCAGCAGACGCACTCAAGGCAAAAGCAGAGAACCTCACCTCAAAAATAGAAGTACAGAAAAATATTGTAAAACTAAACAGCGAGCAGCAGGAGAAACTCAACACGAAACTTTCAGAGCAAAAGAAAAGACAAGAGGAATTGAGAGGGAAAGTTGAGGCAGCACAAAAAGCGTACGAAGATTCAACAAAGGCAACTGGAGAAAATTCGGAAAAATCGAAAGAGTTAAAAGAAGAACTTGACAAATTAGAGAAAGAGTTCAAGGCGAATGAAAGTGCAATCGGAAAGACAGAAACAGCATTAACGAATCAAACCACAAAGACGAACAATGCAAAAGCATCACTTGTCGAAATGGAATCAGAACTCGAAAATGTAAACAATGAACTGAAAAATCACAAACTGAACGAATTTGCAGGTGCGTGTGATTCCGCAGGACAGAAAATGGAGAATTTCGGGAAAAAGATGTCCATTGTATCGGCAGGGATTGCAGCAATAGGAGCAGCATCCGTCGCAGCGTTCAAAGAACTTGACGAGGGATATGACACGATTGTAACAAAAACCGGAGCAACAGGTGATGCACTGGAGGGTTTGACAGCGTCAGCGGACAATGTTTTCGGAACAATGCCGGAGGACATGGCGACAGTCGGAGAGGCTATCGGGGAAGTAAACACGAGATTTCATTCAACAGGAGAAGAACTGGAAACACTGTCAACACAGTTCATTCAGTTCGCAACAATCAATGACACGGATGTGACGAGTTCGGTTGATAATGTTGACAAAATTATGAAAGCATGGAATATCGACGCATCACAGACGGGGAATTTGTTAGGACTTCTCACATCAAAAGCACAAGAAACAGGAATCTCCGTGGATTCGCTTGAGCAGTATGTGCTTGAGAACAATTCAGCGTTCAAAGAAATGGGATTGTCACTGCCACAAGCAATCAATTTGATGGCACAATTCGACGCAAATGGTGTTGATACAACGACAGCACTTGCGGGATTAAAAAAAGCGTTGCAGAACGCAACAGCAGAGGGAAAGTCGATGGATGTTGCACTTGAGGAGACAATCGGCAGCATCAAGAACGCAAAAACAGACACAGAGGCTTTACAGATTGCGACGGAATTATTCGGGAAAAAAGGTGCTGCGGAGATGGCAACAGCAATCAGAGAGAACAGAATCGACATCACAAGCCTTTCAGCGTCAATGTCTGAATACGGAACGGTAGTCGAGGACACTTACAACGGAACACTTGACCCGATTGATAATGCAACAATAGCGATGAACAATGCAAAATTAGCATTGTCTACAATGGCAACGACTGCACAGACAGCAGCAGCACCAGTCATTGAAAATATAACAACAAAAATACAAGAGTTGACACAATGGTTCACAAGTTTGGACGAGGGGCAACAGCAAACA